GCAGCACCCAGCCGTCGTACTCCGATTGAAGTCTGTCGATCAGCGCGGCATGGTCCATTTCGCCGGCGTAGTCGGCGTGGTCCTTATAGAGATGCGCGCAGTTTATGTATGGTGGGTCTGCATAACCTATCTTCATCGTCTCCCCCTCAACCTTTGCCGTATCGCTGCATGACGTGTATCTCGACGCCCAGCGGCAGACCGCCAGCCCAGTTGGCCGGCGTACACATGACCCGCTTCATCGCTTCTTGCGCCGCGTCCGGGTCCGCTGTCTCGCAGACAATTTCATCGTGAACGTGCAGCACGACTTCGTGGCCTTCGCGCTCCAGTTGATTGAGCGAATGGCGCAGGATGTCATTGGCGGCCGCCTGCGTGACATTCTCGCACGCCAGCCCGCGCCAGAGTCGGGCGCGCGGCCATTCCGAAGCATCTGCGGATGGTTTCCATGCGGCTTTCGCGTAGGTGATTTCGCCGTCGTCAAACCGGGCAAAGGGATAGCAAAGGACACGACCTGAAGGTAGAGCATACCAAAGATGCTGCCCATCGAACAAGTAAGTTACGCGCCCGGCGCTAAATTCGTGGCCTTTATTGCGCATCGCTCGGGTATACGCTTCCTCTAGTGCCTCCCACCACGGCAAGGCCCAAGGGTTAGCTTTGCGCCAGCCCGCAACCATGCACTTGGCAATTTCTTCGGGCAGGTTGATGCCGTAAATTTTACCCATCGACGCAAACGCGCCTACGCTGCCGCCAAAACCACATGCTAATTCTTGCACCTTGCCGACTTGGCGCTGGTCGCCGGTCACGTCGTCATATTTGACGAGAAACGTCGCCACAGCGTTGACCTTGTAAGGGTCGAGGCCGGACCTGAATACGTCGAGCTTGGCGTCGCCGTGCTGCGTCATTGACAGCCACGGATTGACGCGGCCCTCGATGCTGGACCAGTCGGCCACGACCAGATGCTTGCCCTTGTCCGGCAGCATCATAGGCCGCAGCATCCCCTTCAGCACGTCAGTGACGCGCTTGCCGTGCGCCGGAACTATCTGGTGCCCGCGCACCATCGCGCGACGCACAGCTTCAGGGTCCGCAGCGCATTTGCGAGGGTAGTTGTGAACCTGGAGACCGAACGCCGAAGCACGCCCGGTGGCGCTGCCTCCTGCGAACACGAAAGCGCCTCGGACTCTTCGATCTTCCGTATCAGCAAGCGCAGATGCACGGCTGAATTTAGCGACCGATGAGGCCCATAGGTCGTCTGCGCATTGGATGACTTCGGCAACGTCGGAAGGCACTTCATCTGCGTTCTCCTGCGCCAGAACTAGCAAGTTTGCGCGCACGCTCTTGTCGATGCTAAACTTCTCAACGTCGTCCTTGTAGAGCGTCATCAGCTTCAGCGCCTCGGGGCCGACGCGCGCGCGGACCCAATCACGCATCTTGGGGGACCGGACGCTGGTTATGGCGCCCTGCGTAACTTCACGCACGATCTGCTGTATCTCGACCAGTTCGGCCTGCGCATAATTGACCGCTGCGCGGCACAGGTCAACATCTACGCGCACGCCCCGATCATTGATCTTCTCGTTGACGTGGTAGGCGTGCAGCTCGTCGTCGGACAGTTCGCGCTGCGTCTTGCTGATCGCCCGCATGGCGCGCACGTCCTGCTCGCAATAGGCGACTATCTCGGCCATGAGCGCCGGGGCGTCGTTGAACGTCCCGTCACCTCGGGGAAGGCACAGCGCGCGGATGAGCGCGCCGCCCCGGTGGTCCTTCTTCATCGACGCGCCAGCGAAGCGGCCCACGTCCTCCAGCGAGCCAGGGGCGCAGTTGGCGCGCGCTTGTGCTGCGGTGCAATAGAACTGCTCCAGCGACGGCTCGCGCAGGTCAAGGCCAGGGCACAAGACGTACCAAAAGATCAACCGCTCGAAGGCGGCGTTGTGCGCCCTGATCTGGCCAGTGTGATTAGCAACGCGCGCCGGGAACGGCTGGCCGGGCAGCCACGTCACGACCGGCTCGTCATCGAACGCCCACGACATGCACAGGACCGTCGTGCTGGCGTCCTGCGCGTAATTATAGACGCCGCGCGCGCGCAAGTCGCAGCGACTGCGCGTCTCAAAATCACACCAGAGGGCGGACATGCCGTTGCCTCCGTGTTCGGGCCGCTTTTCTTAGCCCCGTCAGGCGCGCGGGCGTCAACACCCAGGGGCCGTGAGCGACCTCTGCGCAGCGCATAACATAGCTGCGCGTAGCCCAACGCAGGTTGCTCAATCTGTTGTCCGCTGGGTCGCCGGTTACATGGAAGCAAACGTGTTTTGGCGGGCAAGGTCCAACAAAAGTCATTAGCACGAGCTTATGCACGGTATATTTGCGGGTCTTTCCTAGCGTCACAGTAAAGTGCCCGTTCGAGGAGCGACTGGGTCTCAAGGTTCGCCCGTTCTGAAACCGCGCGCCCGCGACGCTCTTGTGCCCCGTACCGTAGTTTACTGTGCGGGAGAGCGACCGCACGTTTCCGGCGTCGCTAACCTGATACCGGCCTTCATAGCCGGGGATGTCTTTCCAGATTTCCATTGTAGTACCCCATAAAAATGCGCCCGCCGGGGGGAAGACCGGCGGGCGCGCTCACCACTTAGACGCTGCGACGACGACGACGCGGCGCTTCCTCCGTGGGAGCCTCTGCCGCTACAGGGGAGACATCTGCGGCAGGCTCGGCGGCCGGACCATCCATGCCCGTCCACAACTTGACGTCGAAGAGCGGCACGATAACCTTGCCATAGGCTTTGTGCTGGTAGCTGTCCTTCTTCAACTCGACAATCGGCACAACGTCAAGCAAACCCTTTTTGGCCCGCTCACCGATGTCTTCTGCAAGCTTCGCGAGCGCCTTCTTGCCGCCCGTAGACGTGAAGGCGCAGCGCGCTTCCATGCCCACGTCTTCACCGCTGACGCACTTCAGGGAACAGCCCAATTGCAACTGCCATCCGTTCGTTGCGTGCTGCGGCGACGGCCCAATCTCGGGCAATGGGTCGAAAAGGGACGCCAAGACCTCACCTAAAACAGTGCCTTTAGCTGGCGTCTTGTCGCCACCCCACGCAATGTGGCCGTGCACGAACGAATAGGGGTTGACTGCCCAAGTCGAGCCGTCTTCCACTTCCGTTTGGTCCGCGCCAAATATCCAGCAGCCGGTCTTGTCCATCTTGAGAATGACGGTTCCGCCGGCGCCCCCAACTTCTTCAGTGAGTTTGGAAAGAGACGTGGCGAGATCGGCTACTGCGGGGAGTCTAACGTTTGCGAAAATCAATGCGTTGCTCATGGTCTGTCCTTTCTAAATTAGACTTTTCAGGTTACTAAGGGCCGCCTGCAATTGCAGGCTGCCGTGCATCACGGAAGGCCGGGGATCACTCTCCGGGGCCAACGTGTTGCCCGATGAGATGGCGACGACCAGATTGCCTGGCAGGTCGATCTTGTACTTCTTCAGCACCTTCTCGGCCTGCGCGGGCGAAACCAACTTCGTCACCATCAATTCTTCCGGCGTCAGGAAGTCGCTCAGGACATCCTTCGCCTTGTCCTCGTCAACCCACTGCCGCGTGGCGCGCTTGGGCACCAGCTTGAAGCCCGGCACGGGCAGGCCCTGCTCCAGCAGTTGATGCGCCAGCGCGCGCACGTCCTTGATCCAGTTCTCCAGCACGTCGGCGTCGCGCACGGCTGCGGCAAGGTTGTCGGCGTCCAACGCCTTCAGCGATGTCTGGAGCGCCCGCATAACGCCGCCCGACAGGATCGGGCAGATCGGCTTGGCGGCGCACCAACGACAATGATCGCCCGCCGCGAACGGCGCTTCGGGACGCGACGCCGTCTTGACAGCCGCGAACAACTGCTTCTCGAACTTGGCGACGCGGGCGGGCGTCGTCACCCACCGTTTGACAAACGGCGGCTGGACAATGACGCACTCGATTTCGGTCACACCCTCAAACGCCCACGCCGTTTCGGGCGTGCGCATGGCGGCGGCGGCGTAGAATAGCGCCTGCGCGTTCTCTTCGACCTCGACGACCACGCCGTCACCAAACTTCCAGTCAAGCACAATCGCGCGGTTGCCGATGCGCCCGATCACGTCGGCGCTGCCGAACACGCCGGGCAAGGCATCACCGAAACCAACCATGTGTTCGACGCCGATGTCCATGACGCCTTCCGGGTCAATCTCGACGAGCGCCGCGAGCGCAGGGACGATCTTCTCGTCGTACAGTTCTTGGGTGAGTTCGATGCCTTGGTATTCGTTGCCGATCACGTCGGTTGGCAGCGCGTCGCTGCTGAGGATAGACGCCATCGCATCGTGCAACAGCGTGCCTGTGTCTGCGTAGACGCTGGAGGGCTTGGCGGGCATCTTGCGGACCAACTGGACCGAACCGGGGCACGCAATGACCCGCTTCGCCGTCGAACCGCCAACAATATCTGAATGATCTGCCATGTACTGTACCTTTGTTTCGTGGACTGCAAAAATACCCTAGCGTAAAACATTCTGTGGTGCTACAACTATTTTCATGGTTCTGGAAAAAGAAATCGAAGCCTATTTCGTCTGGTCCGTCGAACGCCTCGGCGGCAAGACGTTCAAGTTCCGCTCGCCGCAGCAACGCGGCGTAGCGGATCGCATCGCCTGCCTGCCGGACGGCTCGACGCACTTCGTCGAGCTGAAGCGCCCCAAAGGCGGGCGGCTCGCGCCGCTCCAAAAGCTGCACGCCGACGAGCTGAAGGCGCTGCGGCAGAACTACGCTCTATTATGGTCAATTAAGGAGATCGACGAATGGATAGCAAACCTGAAGTGAAGAGCCCGCAGGCGTTCCCCGTAGCTACGCACGCCGTGGTGCGCCCCGGCATGACGCTGCGCGACTATTTTGCGGGGCAGGCGCTGCAAGGGATGTACAGCAACGCATCTTTTGACGACGTAATCAAACAAGTCCTTGCGGTGCAAGTCCTTGCGATGGTCGCCTACGAGCAGGCGGACGCCATGATGAAGGCGCGGGGCGATGGCTGACGCTTACTATAACGAAATTGACGCCTACGCAGCCCAATGGCTGCGCAATCTGATCGACAATAATCTGATAGCAAAGGGTGATGTAGATGAACGGTCCATTCGTGACGTGGCTCCCGATGACCTCCTGGGGTACAGCCAGTGCCACTTCTTCGCCGGTATCGGCGTCTGGAGCCACGCCCTGCGCCTCGCCGGATGGCCAGACGACCGAGAAGTCTGGACCGGCTCCTGCCCGTGCCAGCCGTTCAGCGCAGCCGGACAGCGCGGCGGCGTCGATGACGCCCGCCACCTCTGGCCCGATTTCTTCCGCCTCATTGGCGAGCGCCGCCCTCCAGTCGTCTTTGGCGAACAGGTTGCAAGCAAGGATGGCCTCGGTTGGCTCGACCTTGTACACGCTGACATGGAAGGTGCGGGTTACGCCCTTGGGGCGGTCGATCTCTGCGCTGCGGGCGTCGGCACCCCGCACATCCGTCAGCGCCTCTGGTTTGTTGGAGAAAGGTTGGACGACGCCGCAAGCGCACGACACGTCGGGACGGTCGCTGGGGCAGAAGGCGATCCACGGGACGAAGCACGGCTGCGCGTGTCTGGTGAGGGATGCGGCGCTGTCGGGTTGGCCGACGCCGAACGCCTACGATGCCAAGGCGGGGCAGTCGGACATAGAGGGGCGGAAACAGATCTCTCTACCGCGAACGGCAGCTTACACCACCCCGGCCCGGTTAACGGCGTCTGGCGAGATGCTGACTGGCTCTACTGCCGGGATGGAAAGTGGCGGGCAGTTGAACCCGGCACATTCCCGCTGGCTCATGGGGCTACCGCCCGCGTGGGACGACTGCGCGCCTACGGCAATGCCATCGTCCCGCAAGTCGCGGTTAAAGTCATAGGAGCCTTCCTTGACGCTCGCCCTTAGAGAGTACCAAGACGCCGCCGCCGACTTCCTTTATGAGCGGGACCGCGCAATGATCCTAGCGCCCGTGGGCGCGGGTAAA